CCTCAAACCCTCACACTCTCAGTGTGAAAATTGGAAGTCGGGCCTTTGGGTACAAGTCTGGGACTGTATCCTTTTCGGCAACCCCGTTACTATGAACGGTGATATTTCGGGTTGTCGGAAGCCATGTCATTCGGAGGCCGAATGCGTAGCTGCCAACGTTACGGCAGAGGACCTTGGGCAAGAGGTAAGCCCATGGTCCTTCCAGGTCCTCAACAACGGCATCTCTGCCGATGAGCTCGATGATGGCGCACTTGCTGCGCTTGAGAGTTTCCATCGTCGTGTCGAGAACGAGGCGGCCGGGCGTTTTAGCCCGGTCGCCGCCGTTGAAGGTCTTTTGCGTGGTGTGCTTCTTGTTTTGAGCCACCACAAGTTCCCCCAAGTCCTGGTTCAGAGTTTCTGCAACCAGGCACGTACGTATCTCGTCTGTGACGACGAGAAGACGTTCGTGGCGCGCGCGAAGTACTTTCTGTGCGTGCCCATGGCGCGGTACCTTGACAACGAGCTTCCTCCGTGCCCTGGCGTTGATTTTGCCTGGGTCGGTCGTGTTCGTCGTTGGGTCCGCTCTAGGATGTCTGTGAATGCGTCCAATACGCATCTCTGGTGGTCATTCTACCAGGCCAAGCGAGCTTGTTTGCCTTTGAGCAACGACTACGTGAGGTATACGTACGAGAAGCATAGGAGCCAAATGGCGGCTCCGGATCCGATCGACGAGGAGACTTTCTCTCTCGTTATGAGCCAGCTCGAGCCCGTGCTCGATGAGTTGGCCACTGGTTTGGATGAGACCTACAAAGTTGGAGGTTCTCTTGATGGCGAGGCTGGTGTGCCGCTCCCCGAGCGTGCACATATGGCCTCGACGTCGGCCTGCTACGAGTCCACTGTTAAGGACGGTGGACAGCGTGGGCACTTGGCACGTGCCTTCGCCTGGGATAATACCGAGAAGCTCGGTTATACCCTGCGTAGCGTTGAGTGGTTTCCTCGCGTCTGGATTGACGGTCGACTCCGCATCAACGCCTGCGTCAGCTTCTATGCTATCGACGACCAGATCCCCTTCCTTCGGGCAGTGGGTCAAGATGATCGTCGGTGGTTTAGCGCAGGCAAGCCAGTGCGAATGCCGTGTATGATCCAAGGGATTATCGAGCCTCTCAAGGTTCGCGTCATCTCCAAGGGTCCCGCGGCACCGTACTATCTCGCGAAGGGTCTACAGAAAGCGCTTCATACGTTGATGCGCCGGATGGACTGTTTCCGCTTGATTGGTCGGCCTTTGAGCCCAACCGATCTTCTCGATCTCGACCGCAACTCTGTGCGGCTCCGGATGTTCGAGGGTCGGTCGTGGTTCTCGATCGACTATTCAGCGGCGACAGATGGACTCAGCGCCAGGCTCAGTGCGGCGATCCTCACTAGACTCTTGCCAAGTAGCATGAGTGAGTATGAGAAGGGTCGCTGCCTTTCTGTCCTGGCGCCGCATCGGTGTGAATACCCGCCCAAGAGTGGTGTGGATCCGATCGACCAGAACAACGGACAATTGATGGGTTCTATCCTGTCGTTTCCGATTCTATGTCTGGCTAATCTGGGTCTTTACCTGGCGGTGATTCGCAATGATACCCGCTCGCTTCGGCGAAAGTTGTCGGGTGTCTTGGTCAACGGCGATGACATGCTCTATGTTGCTGCCCCGAGTCTCTACTCGGAGCACATGGAGTTGGGACGTCGCTGTGGGCTGGAGCTCTCTGTTGGCAAGAGCTACGTCCACACCACCTTTGCGTCTGCGAATAGCACGTGCTTCCATTCGCACTTGGACCAGAAGCCTCGGTTCAATGGGCCGAAGCCGGTTGAGGGCGTCCGCCAGATCAATTTTCTCAATACTGGCCTTTTCTTCGGAAATTCTAAGGTCATGAGGGTTGATTCGGTTGGCGGCGAGGATGTTAAGTCGATGACTCGACTCGACGTTCTTGGTGCCCTCCTTTCCGGCTGTCGTACACGTTCTCAGGAGCGTGATCTCGCTAAGATGTATTTCGCGCGTCATCGCGTTGAGATCCAGCGAGAGGCCCAGGGTCGCAACTATTTTGTCCACCGATCTCTTGGTGGCTGTGGTGCGACCGTCCCCTTTGATTGGGACTGGACCACGACGGCGCGCCACCGTGCGATTGCCTTTGATCAGGCTTTTAAACGTGGCGGTGCCGGGGCGTCGACCGGTAGTCTGGCCGGCGTCAGCTTCAAGGTCTTTGGCCCCCGTGAGGCGCCGAGTATCCCGGATTTGTTCAGCCGGGACTCGGCGCCGTGGGTCGCTCCTGACGAGCGTTTGGCCTTTGAGCCCCCGCGGTGGCCCACGGTGCATTGTCGCCGTGATGGTCGTGCAACTCAGTATGTTCCCTCCAATCGGTGCTTTACTCGTGTCCAGTTGATTTCTGGCGTGGAGAGCACCTCTACTGTTCGAGAGTACTAGTTGCACATTCGTCCTCCACGACGTTAAACTGGCCTCTGGCGTGAGAGTAATTCGCTACGTGCTGGGCCCAGCGGAATGGCTCCGGACGGCGCGACTGGATTGATACCTCGCGAGCTCCCTCCCCTCTGGGGGTTTGAGCTCTCGGGTTTTCGGATCCCTTCGTTGCACTACGGTTGAACTTCGGCTGGACCCGCGCGCATGGAGTTGGGTACTCCAACCTAACCCTTACTGTGCCTAACCGTCCTGAGGGGCGGATGTGGTGCTTTTACGGCAGGGAGGTGAGATTCCTCTCAGGGTGGGCAGACGAATAAATGACCCAAAGCGGCTTGAGCTTGCCAGCTCTGTTAAGAAATGTCCGCACTAAGTTCCTCACGACCGGCCTAACCGGCTCGCGCGAAAGCCCCCACCGGGGCAGCCCCGTTGTAGGAATGGAATGTCAAGAGACTGCACGGGACAGCGACAATTGCTG